AGACCTCCCCCCTGCGTAGCGGCCGATTAGCGTCGGCGCGCCGGCGGCGGCCGGGACCGCGTACAGACACCATCGGCGGCCGCCGGCGTTTGGCTGTTTCGTGATGTGATAGACCATGGTTGCGATTCTCCGGTTAAGCAGGGGTTTGCGCGGCCATTAGGCGGCCGCGCGGCGGGGGTCGGATTCGAGAATAACAAAGCCGCTCGAGCGGTCCCGCTTGGCTTTGCGGCCTTTGGGCGTCAGGCCAAGCACCACCCCGCGCGGGTTGAGGTGCAGCAGGTCATGTTCGTCGCCGCTGATGACTTTCAAGCCGTTGAAGGTCGCAGGCAATTCGCCGGCAAAAATAGCCGCCGCCGTGCCTCCCGCGCGGACTAGGCGGCGGACGTCTTCATCGTTGTTTTCTGTGCGGGACAGGACAAGGCAATAGTTCGGAGGCAGGTCGCGCGAAAGGCGCGCCGCGATTTTGGTGTAGTCGACAAATTGCAGGTGCGGAAACGCAAGCATGACATTGCGATAGGTGACGCCGTCGCGATCGCACGCGATACCCTCCCATGCAATGTCGGTAGAGCCGTTCATGCGCACGCAAAGCTTGAAGCCTAGCTTTGCCGCGCGCTTTTCCGCAAGCTCAATAGACTTGACGACGCCCCGCATATAGGCCTTGCGATCGCGCATGAAGCGGCGCGCCTTATCGATGCGAGACTGGCGAACACTGTTAATCACGTCATCGTGCGCGACCATGCTAGCCTGACCTGATTCCCAGCCAAGACAGAGCGCGCGGCATGCCGGCGTTGATTTTGGGCAAAGGTTGAAGCCGGAGAGACTGGCGGGTGCCATATAGTGAATTGCGTTTAGATATCCGTAGTTTTGCGCCTTCGCGGCCTTCGCGCTTTCCATAGAAAATATGCGGTTTTTCATCATGGTGTGATATCCCTTGCGCTGGTGTCTACAAAACTATCTTTGACAGATTGGCGGGATACTGTCAAACGATATTTTGCAAATAGTCAAATAGTCATGGGGCGGCAATTCCATTTGCAATATGTGTTATTGCAAATGGAATTGAAAACAGATGACTATCGTGACTAGATTGTGGCGGTTTTGCCTTAATAAGTATTTATTCAGGTGACTAAATTGGGGCTAAAATGTGGTGTATGATATGTCAATAATATCAAATGTAAATATAAAATAAAGTGTTATGGTTTTCGGCGGTCTATAGTCATGGAAAGGGTCGGCGGATGACGGCGCCGTTGCCTAGGGAAATTGGCGGTAAACTAAGGGTTTTTAGCTGTTATAGTCAAATAGTCATTGTTTTCTATATACGGTCTAGTAGATAGGTATAAATGTTATAGTGTAACAGTACCGTAAGTTGGCCGATTGGAATAGTCATGACTATTTGACCTAAATGACTATAGGCATATTTCCCTACCCTCCACGGCGGCGCCGTCTACGCGCGCCATGGTAAAATAATGTAAAGTATTTTCGCCGCTTTGTAAAAAACTGTTTTGCGTAAAGGCTGCATCGTGTTATCCTTTTTGTGTTGGTGATTCGCTGACAAAAACAGACGGGGTAAAGATAATGGTAAAGAGCTGGGCTTTCTCTTTCGACGGTACCGCCGGACGCGCAGAGCGCACACATAATGCGGTGTTCGTTTTTTGGGGCGGTATGGGCTTTCATCTCAATTGTGCAGATGACCATCTCCGCAACGCAATACTGGCGTCAGAACCTGCGTAACCCGCTACCGCGCGCGGCGCCACAAGCGCCACGCGCCACGCGGCGCACACGATCGAGCCACCGGCCCCAGGCCACCGGCCACCGGCCACCGGCCACCGGCCACCGGCCCCAGGCCACCGGCCACCGGCCACCGGCCACCGGCCACCGGCCACCGGCCACCGGCCACCGGCCACACGCGCCGAGAGGGGGGGCGGGGGCCCGGAGCCCGGGGGTGTCCGGTCACGCAGGGTCCGCAAAAACTTTTTTATTTTTATGCAAAATGCAAACTGCAAAAACTTTTTTTACGCAGACCGTAAAACGTCCTGTTACAAACTATAAAACATTGCCAAACATCCAGACCGGCGCTATCATCCCGCCATGAGCTTCCACTCACTTCCGCTCGCCCCTCGCAAAAAACTAGCCGCCACCGAGGCACGGCTGGAGGCGCTGTACGACGCGGCCAAGCGCGGCCTAAAAAACGAGGCGCTGGCGCTGGCGGCCGGGATGCACCCGGGCGAATACCGCATGCTGCGAGAGTTCGACCCGCTGGTCGAGATGGCCGAACAGAAAGGCCGCGCCGACGCCGAGCGCGAAATGGCCGACGTGCTGTACACCGCCGCCAAGGCGGGCGACACCAAGGCGGCGCTGGCCGTGCTGCAGCATCAGCACGGGTGGGTCGCCAAGCAGCAGATCAGCGTGGACGTCGAGCAGCGCATCTCGATAACGGCCGCCCTGGCGCAGGCACAACAGCGCGTGCATGACCTTATCGACGTAACGCCCACGACCGTGACACATGCAAACGACGATCTATAGCGCCGAAGAAGAACAGCTCCTGATGTCCCGGCTATGGTCGCCGGCGCTCAAGGACGACCCGCTCAAGTTCGTGCTGTACGTCTTCCCGTGGGGACAGCGCGGTACGCCGCTGGAACATTACCAAGGCCCGCGGCGCTGGCAGCGCGAGGTGCTGGCGCAACTGACCGAGCACATCCGGCAAAACAACGGCAAGGTGGACTTCGACACGTTCCGGATGGCCGTAAGTTCCGGCCGCGGCATCGGCAAGTCGGCGCTGGTCAGCTGGCTGGTAATATGGTTCATCTCCACCCGGATCGGGTCCACGACCATCGTGTCGGCCAACTCTGAAGCGCAGCTGCGGTCGATCACATGGGCCGAAATATCCAAGTGGTTGAGTATGGCCATGAACAACCACTGGTTCGAGATCAGCGCCACGCGCGTCATGCCGGCCAAATGGTTGGCCGAGCTGGTCGAGCGCGACCTGAACAAGGGCACCCGCTACTGGTACGTCGAGGGACGGCTGTGGAGCGCCGAGAATCCGGACGCCTACGCCGGCGCGCACAACGTGGACGGCATGATGCTGGTGCTTGACGAGGCGTCGGGCATCGTGGACGCCATCTGGTCGGTCGCGGCGGGGTTCTTTACCGAAAATACGCCGCATCGGTTCTGGCTGGCTTTCTCGAACCCGCGTCGCAACAGCGGGTACTTCTACGAGTGCTTCAACTCCAAACGTGACTTCTGGCGCAACATGATGGTGGACGCGCGCGAGGTTGAGGGCACGGACAAGCAGGTCTACCGGCAAATCATCGACGAATACGGGCCGGACAGCACGCAGGCGCACGTCGAGGTATACGGGCAGTTTCCGAACGCGTCAGACGACCAGTTCATCGGCTCGCGCACGGTGGACGAGGCCATGGCCCGGGTGCCGTACAAGGACGTCAGCGCGCCCATCGTCATCGGCGTGGATCCGGCGCGGTTCGGGTCGGACAGCACGGTCATCGCCGTGCGGCAGGGCCGGGACATCGTGGCCATCCGCAAGTACCAGGGCGACGACACCATGACGGTCGTGGGCTACGTCATCGACGCCATCGAGGAGTTTAGGCCGGCGCTGGTCGTGATCGACGAGGGCGGCGTCGGCGGCGGGGTCGTGGACCGGCTCAAGGAGCAACGGTACAAGATCCGGGGCGTCAACTTCGGGATCAAGTCGCGCAACCCGCTGATGTGGGGCAACAAGCGCGCCGAGATGTGGGGGGCCATGCGCGAATGGTTGAAAACGGCGAGCATACCGAAGGATCGCTACCTCAAATCGGACCTGATTGGACCCCTCATGAAGCCGGACAGCAAGGGGACGATCTTTTTGGAAAGCAAAAAGGACATGCGAAGCCGGGGGCTCGCCTCGCCCGACGCCGCCGACGCCATAGCGGTTACTTTCGCTTTCCCCGTCGCGCACAGGGAAGCCCGGCCTACCGTTGACCGCCGGCCTCGTCAGGGGTATGGTTTCGTCTCCACGTCATGGATGGGCTCGTAGAAACATGCCCTTGATCAAATCCGCCAGTAAGAACGCGTTTCGGGCCAACGTAAAGGCCGAAATGGCGTCCGGCAAACCGCAGAAACGCGCTTTGGCCATCGCCTACGCGACTAAGCGGGCTGCGGCAGGCAAGTCGGCATACGCGCCGCCAAAGAAGGGCAAGTGATGCGGGACGACGACAAGCTGGCGCTGATGCGCAGCCGCTTTACGATGGCGATGGCGGCGTATAGCGAGAGCCGCGAAGACGAACTCGACGATCTGCGCTTTATGGCGGGGTCGCCCGACAATCAGTGGCAGTGGCCTGCAGACGTGCTGGCGACGCGCGGCGCGGTGCAGGGCCAGACAATCAACGCCCGCCCGTGCCTGACGATTAACAAGCTGCCCCAGCACGTCCGGCAGGTGACCAACGAGCAGCGGCAAAACCGGCCGACCGGCAAAGTCATCCCGGCGGACGACAAGGCCGACATTGAAGTCGCTCAGGTCTTCGACGGCATGGTCCGGCACATCGAGTACATTTCGGACGCCGACGTCGCCTACGACACGGCCTGCGACAACCAGGTAACGTACGGTGAGGGCTACATCCGCATTCTGACTGAGTACTGTCGGGAAGACAGCTTCGATCAGGACATCAAGATCGGGCGCGTGCGCAACTCGTTCTCGGTCTACATGGACCCCATGATCCAGGACCCCTGCGGCGCCGACGCGCGGTTTTGCTTCATCACGGAAGACATCGACAAGCGCGACTACGAGAGCATGTTTCCGGACGCGGCGCCGATCAGCTCGCTAATGGCAAACGGCGTTGGCGACCCGAGCCTGAGTGCATGGATCAATCAGGACACGGTGCGCATCGCGGAGTATTTCTACTACGAGACCAAGAAACAGACGCTGCGACTGTACCCGGGCAACATATCGGTTTGGAAAGACAGCCCGCAAGACAAGCAGCTGATGTCCATGTTTGGCAAGCCCTTGCGCGAACGCACGGCCGACCGCAAGCAGGTCAAGTGGATCAAGACCAACGGGTATGAGGTTCTTGAAGAGCAGGATTGGGCGGGCAAGTGGATTCCGGTTGTCCGCGTCGTGGGCAACGAGTTCGAGGTAGACGGCCAGATTTATCTGTCGGGCCTTGTGCGCAACGCCAAAGACGCGCAGCGCATGTACAATTACTGGACCAGTCAAGAAGCCGAGATGCTGGCTCTGGCGCCCAAGGCGCCGTTCATTGGCTACGGAGGCCAGTTTGAAGGCTATGAACTGCAGTGGAAAACGGCTAATACGAACAATTGGCCGTATCTGGAGGTCAATCCTGACGTCACTGACGGCGCTGGCGCACCGCTGCCGCTGCCGCAGCGCGCCGCGCCTCCGCTGCCTCAGACCGGGCTTATTCAGGCCAAAATGGGCGCGTCGGACGACATTAAATCGACCACGGGTCAGTACGACAGTTCACTTGGCGCTACCAGCAACGAACGGTCGGGCAAAGCCATCCTGGCACGCGAAAAGCAGGGGGATACGGGTACATATCACTACGTTGACAACCTCTCCCGCGCCGTCCGCCACGTTACGCGGCAGCTTGTAGACCTAATCCCAAAGATCTACGACACTGAGCGCGTGGCCCGCATTGTCGGCCTCGACGGCGAGGTCGGCATGGTCAAGATCAATCCGCAGCAGCCCGAGCCGGTAAAAGAGATCCGAGACCAGAACGGCGGCGTAATCGAGAAGATATACAACCCCAGCGTCGGCGTGTACGACGTGTGCGTCACCACCGGCCCCGGGTACATGACCAAGCGGCAGGAAGCGCTCGACGCTATGTCGATGCTGCTGCAGTCCAACCCGCAGCTCTGGGCGGTTGCCGGCGACCTGTTCATCAAGAACATGGATTGGCCCGGCGCGCAAGAGATGGCCAAGAGGTTCGCCAAGATTATTGACCCCAAGGTCATGGATGGCGAGGACCAGTCTCCAGAGATGGCGGCGGCCAAGCAGCAGCTTGAAGCGCTGACGCAAGAACTGAATCGCATGACCGACATGATTCAGCACATTCAGGACGGCATGGAAGCCCAAAAGATCGAGACGGACAAGTTTAAGGCCGAAATTCAGGCTTACGACGCCGAGACCAAGCGAATTTCGGCTGTTCAGAACAGCATGACACCTGAGCAAATCCAGGACATCGTGATGGGGACGATCGCCGCGGCCATTGACACAGGCGATTTGATCGGAAACCTGCCCGAAAGAGAAGAAATGATGGGCGAAGAGCCCTTCGAGATGCAAGAATCGCCAGAAATGCTGCAAATGCCCGCTCCAACCGGCGAAATGCCGCCTGAGATGGTGCCCACGCCATGAAATGCGCTGAATTTATAGGTTGTCTGTTCCTTGCGCGCGACGTGGCGCATTCGGTGCACCTGAACACACGATCTTTTGCCAAACATAGCGCCCTTAACGGCTTCTATGACGGCATCATAGACCTCGCGGACAAGTTCGCGGAAGCGTACCAAGGACGCTATGGGCTGATCGGCCCTATCTCGCTTCATTCGGCCAAGAAAACGACCAACATTGTCGAGTTTTTAGAAGACAGTCTCGCCGAAATTGAAAAATCGCGGTATACTGTCTGCGACCGTAGCGACACTGCGCTGCAAAACACCATCGACGAGATTGTCGGGCTGTACCTAAGCACCCTGTACAAGCTCAAATTCCTTGCGTGAGGTTAACATGGGCCTGAAATCCACCACTGTATGCCTCGGCTATCAGCAAATCACCACGTTGAGCGCCGCCACGGCGCTGACAGTGCCTGCCGAAGCCACGATGGCGCTTATCATCCCCGAAACGCAAGCTGTTCGTTGGCGCGACGACGGCGTTGACCCGACTGCTTCGGTGGGTATGCCTGTCAACGTAGGCGAAAGTCTAAATTACGACGGGGATCTTCGCCACATCCGGTTTATTGAGCAAACAGCCAGCGCCAAGATTAACGTCAGCTATTACGCATGACTTCGCTGTTTCCTCCGTTTAACCGCCAAACTTCGTTCCGCAAACGGCCGTTCTTTTACGAGCACGGACGCGGCGTGTTTACGCGGCAAACCGGCATAACAACTCTCTCCATCAATTTTCTCGACACTACTGTTCTCAGCAGCGCAGTTACTTTTTCGCGGCCTTCGTTAGGCATGTTGTTTGATAGCACTGGGAAATATACATGGTGCCCAAACAATCTCCTTCTCTACAGCAACACTTTTAGTGATGCTTCGTGGGTCAAATCAAATGTCTCCACGCCGACCAGCGGTTATTCTGACCCGCTCGGCGGAACGAATGCATGGTTGCTGGCACCATCTGGCGCAAATCCAAAGGTGCATCAGCCTATAACCACACCTCCGTCGGGCGGGAACGCCCTGATGACAATTTGGCTAAAGTCAGCGACGGGGTCTTCGTTTTCGCTTGTGATTGGCTCTGATGGGGCGGGTGTTAGCCCAAACCCGACAACCACAACGATCACTGTCACTACGACGTGGCAGCAATTCTCTTTGCCTGTGTCTTGGCTCTCCTCCGCAGCCGCAAACTTTTCTATTGGCGATGGGTCCACGGGCTGGGCAAACGGCAACAACCTCCATGTGTTTTCGCCAACCTATTCGGCTGTGACTTACGAGACTATTGCTCGTTCCGTTGATCAAGTCATAACAACGAGCGCTGTATATTATGGCCCTCGTTTCGACTACAATCCGACAACACTCGCATCGCTGGGCATATTGCTTGAGCCTACCCGGACAAATGTCGCACTGTGGAACAGGGATCTCACGAACGGAGCGTGGGTAAAAACAGGATGCTCTGCTGCAAAGGATCAGGTGGGCATTGACGGAGCGCCGTCTTCAGCCAGCTCTTTGGCTGCCACAGCGCCAAATGCAACGTGTTTGCAAACTGTAATTCTGTCAAGCAGCCTTCGTATCACTTCGGCCTATGTCAAGGCTATAAATGTTACTGGCGATATTCAAATAACCACGGACAACATTACTTGGACAACGGTTACCATTGGATCTACTTGGTCTCGGGTTACTATTCCAAATCAAACTGTAACAAATCCGGTTTTTGGGTTTCGGGTTGTAAATAGTGGCGACTCAATAGCTGTAGATTTTGTAGTTAGCGAAAACGGCGTGGGTACCAATCCTTCGGTTTCTTCCGCAACATGGACTACGTCCTCTCTATTTACTAGATCGCAGGATGATCTTTCAATCACGCCAATTAGCTCTTTTTACAATCAAACCAGAGGGACTTTTGTCGCTAATTTCGACGTACTGAACACCGGCTCGGATACAACTGTTTTCTGTGTTGATGATGGAACGACAGCTCAAAACAACGAGTTTGATGTTAGATCTCTAAGCGCTACATCTATAGCATATCGTACGCGAACCGCCGGAGCCAACTCTTTTACTGCAACTCATTCTGGCTTTACTTTTGGTCAGATAATCAAGTCTGCGTTTGCAGTAATCGCAAACGACATGGCTGCGGTTACAAATACTGTGCCGGTTACGCAATCTACGCCGCCCAATGCGATGCCAGCAACAACGATGACCCAGATCATATTTGGTCGCCGGGGCACAACAGGAGTTTTATTTATCGGCCATATTCGCAGTTTCACTTACTATAACACGCGCCTAACCAACGCCCAGATACAGGCTCTGACAGCATGACCGACTTTGCTTTATCTGCTCCGGACAAGGGCGTGATGTACGCCGCATTTAACGCTCTTGGGCTGATCTATGATGACGGCACCCTGCGCACGCAAGGCACTCTTGCTGATGGAACCCAGTGGGCGCTTGCCGATCAGGGGGCGCGCTATTACGCCGCCGGGAACCCCCCTGAAGCGGCGACGGATGGCCTGTATTGGGTCGCTTTACGCTGGAATGGCTCCGCGCCACTGCCGCCGGATCAGCCGGGTGTGACCGTCGCGTGGTCCAGCGCTGATCCAGACGCAGGCCCGTATCCTGAAGGGTTGACAAGGTTTGCATAATTGACTGCGCCGTAAAACTGTGGTCAAATGTTCTCTAACCGTACCGGCGAGGTTCACCGGGTCCGAAAGGAAACCTTATGAGCGATGAAGCTCTGAACACCCTAGCGGATACGTCCGCGCCAGAACAGGCAACCACGGCAGCGCCTGCACCTGAAGAAACCAAGCCGGAAGGACAAACGACCGAAGCCTCCAAGACCTTCACACAGGAAGAATTGGACGCCATCGTCGGCAAGCGCCTTGCCAGAGAACAGCGGAAATGGGAACGCGAGCAAGCCCAGCGAATTGCCCAGCAGCAAAGTGCCTCCCGCGCAAGCGCAGCACTGCCGCCCGTCGAGCCTAACGATTTCGAAAATGCACAGGCATACGCCGAAGCATTGGCGGAACGAAAGGCTCAAGAGCTCTTGGCTCAACGGGATGCTGCACGGCAACAGTCTGAGTTTTTGTCGGCCTATCACGAACGCGAAGAGGACGCACGGGCTC